GGTGATTGTACTATTGCTGGTGATCTTGGAGCATTAGGCTTTAGTAAAATTGATTCCTTTGATATCTTGGGTAACCCAACATACACAGTTGATCTCAATGAGCCTTTAGACAAGAAACATTTGAATAAATACGATTGGGTTATTGATTCTGGCACATTATACTGTTGTTTTAATCCTGCTATGGTATTAAAAAATATAACTAGCATGTTAAAAGATACGGGCTGTTCTTTTCATACCTCTAATTTGTGTGGTTGGTTTGGACGAGGTTTTTATTCGGTTAGCCCTTCGTTATATAAAGAGTTTTATGAGTTAAATAATTTTACAGTAGAAGGGATGGGAACTAAAACTAAACTCTCTGGGGCTTGGTATGACCTAAATCCAAACGCTACTTACCTAAAGTCCGCTGATTTTGGTTCCATGTTGTTTAGTGAAGGTGCTAGTGAGTTTGTTCCGTTGATACCTAACGATACCTTACTTCATTGTTTCGTTAGTAGAAAAGAGAGAGTTGAGTACCAACAACCCGTACCAGAGCATTACGTCAAAACGGATGGAAAATGAATCAGCAATATAAGAATTATCAATATAAAATATCAAAAGATGCCGTGACAAAAATCACGCCTTGGAGTAATTACGTGGATAGTAATAGAATTCAATCAGCACTGCGAGAGTCTTCTAGTTTTAAATCTGATACTCACAAAAGTTGCGCTATTGTAGGTAATTCAGGAAGGCTTCTTAGTACAAACTACGGTGAGTTAATTGATTCACATGATTATGTAATTAGATTTAATCAAGCTACCACAGAGGGTTATGAAGATCATGTAGGTAGTAAGACTAATGCCAGAGTTGTTAATTGCCATGTAATTAACAGCTTGATGCCTCTGGAATCAAATCAGCACAACATAGAAACTTTTTCTAAATTTGATCCACAGTTTCTGTTAAAAATACAAAATGAGACTGTGTTCTTTAAAGATATTCCCAATGCCACTCTAAATTCTCTCACCAAGCTCGATCAAATTATGCATGATAATGGGTGTGAGGCAACGTTCCTTAATCCACAGGCTGTAATAGATCTTGCTTCGCAACTTCGTTTAGAAGCGGGGAAAACTCCAACCTGTGGTACGGTTGGCGTGGGGTTAGCATTAGGCGTTTTTGATAAAATTTCTTGCTTTGGGTTTTCTTTTTATGCAGATCCGTGGAGCAAAGTACACTATTATGAAGATGTAAAAGAGTATGATCAAAGCTCTGCTCATGGTTTAGATAGTGAAAAGAAAGCAATGCTTGAATTAGAAGAAGAAGGATTAATAAAGATATACAGATGAAAACATTATTAACAGGAGCAGGTGGCTTAGTTGGTTCCACCATGGAAGCAGACGTAAGGGTTATAGGTAGGAAGCCTCATATTCCTGGATACAAGGAGTACAAAAAGAGGTGGGTTGATCTTAGTAATTGGAAAGCAACTTATAATTTATTCCAAGAGACAAAACCAACACACGTTATCCACACAGCGGCTAGAGTCGGAGGTTTGGGAGCCAATATGAATTATATGTCTGAGTTCTACACCCAGAACACAGCAATAAATCTTAATGTCCTTGAGGCCGCTCGTCGGGCTGGTGTAGAGAAAGTTGTTTCTTTTTTATCTACTTGCATTTTCCCTGATGATGTAGAATACCCTCTTTGTGAGCATATGTTACATGACGGCGCACCACATACTTCCAATTTTGGGTATTCGTATGCCAAGAGAATGTTGGATGTTCATAGTCGAGCGATTAAAGAGCAGTACGGTCTTAACTACATATGTGTAATCCCAACAAACATATACGGACCTAACGATAATTTTAATTTAGATGATAGTCATGTGGTTCCTGCTCTTATTCATAAGTGTTACTTAGCCAAGAAGAACAAGACAGACTTGGTTGTTTGGGGGAGTGGAAAACCAATTAGAGAGTTTATTTACTCAGAAGATGTGGGTGAGCTAACACAACTCATACTAGATGAGTACGATGGCCCAGGTCCGCTCATTATCTCTTCTGGGGAGGAGATTAGCATAAAAGATTTAGTTGATCTTATAGTTAAAGCAATGAAGTTCAAGGGTAAGGTTGTTTTTGATGATAGTAAGCCTGACGGGCAGTACCGCAAGACTACTTCTAACTTACTTCTTAAAACAGTTTTTCCTAAGTATAAATTTACTAAATTGAAGCAAGGGATCAAGAAGACTGTTGACTGGTTTGTGGAGAATTACGAGTCATGCAGGAAGTAAAAAAGGCATTAATCACAGGAATTAGCGGTCAGGATGGATCATACCTAGCGGAGTTTCTTCTAGAGAAGGGTTATGAGGTGTGCGGATTGCTGCGTAGGCATTCAGTCCCTGAGAATCAAACCAGTAGGTTAGAGGAGATTGGCCTTTTAGATAATCCTAAATTACACTTAGTTTATGGAGATATAACAGACCTACCTTCATTACTTCAGGTTTTCAGTAAATTTGTTCCTGATGAGATTTATAATTTAGCAGCACAATCTCATGTGAGGATTAGTTTCGATCAACCCGCATTTACTACTCATGCAGATGCTGTTGGTGTGCTAAACATTTTAGAGGCTGCTAAGACGGTATGTCCAAAGGCCCGTATTTATCAAGCAGGGTCTTCTGAGATGTTTGGTAATGAATATGATGAAGATGGATACAGAAGAGAGACAACTCTTATGCGACCTGTTAGCCCGTATGGTTGTGCAAAGCTTTATGGTTTTAACCTCGCTCGCGTGTATAGGAGTTCTTACGGTATGTTTGTTTCAAATGGGATCTTGTTTAATCATGAGTCTCCTCGACGCGGCCTAAACTTTGTTACTAATAAGATAGTTGCTGGAGCAGTGGATATCTCGAAAGGAAAAGCACACACTCTAGCCTTAGGAAATTTAGAAGCAACTAGGGATTGGGGTCACGCTAAGGATTATGTTCGCGCTATGTGGATGATTCTCCAACATGATAAGCCTGATGATTTTGTTTGTGCTATGGGTGAATCACACTCTGTCCGAGAATTGTGTGAAGAGGTATTCTCTGAGCTTTGCCTGGATTATAGAGATTTTGTTACGCAAGATCCCAAATACTATAGACCTACAGAGCTTGATGATTTGAAAGGTGACTGCTCTAAACTTAAAGAAACTTTGGGCTGGGAGCCTGAGTATACTTTTAGAAGTATGATAGAGGAAATGGTTGCTGCAAGGCTATAATAGTTCATGCAAGACGATTATTATCAAATGAATAGATATCAAGAAGAAGCCTGGGAAACGGCAATTTACCCCGCTAAAGGCGATAACTTATACTACCCTGCACTTGGCCTAGCTGGAGAGGCAGGAGAAGTTTGTAATAAGATTAAAAAGATTATGAGAGATCAGGAAGGTTCAGCAACAGCAGAACAAAAGCACGAAATTGCAAAAGAGTTGGGAGATGTGCTTTGGTACTTAGCAACCTTAGCTACTGAACTGAACTCACATTTAAGTTGTATTGCTGAAGATAACCTAAAAAAGCTCGCAGACCGTAAGAAAAGAAATATGCTTTCTGGATCAGGAGATAATAGATAATGCCCGTATATAATTGGCACTGTAAAAAATGTGATATGTTGTTTGAGATCTTTCAATCTATGACGGAAAGAGAGGAGGACCCTCCTACACACTGTCCTGAATGTGATCCTGAAGAGTTAGAGGAGGGTACGGTTCATCAAGTTCACTTGAAGGGCTCTCTCCCCAAATTTAGAATTCCAGGTGAGGGTGCTTATTACCCCAACAAACTGCAATGATTGATTTAGATGACCCTCCCCCGCCGATGCGGGTAGCAATCAAAGAATCATATAAGTCAAATCACAGGTTTAAGTTAGGGGCGTGTATTGCCAAAGGTAATAAGGTTTTAACTAAAGCACACAATAGCAGGAAGACACATCCCAAATTTGGGTCAGGAGATTACCAAACTCTTCACGCAGAAAGCTATGCTATTTACAAGGCTGTGAGACAAGGCATAAACCTAAAAGGCACAACCCTTTATGTTTATCGAAAGAACAATAACCTCGCCAAACCATGTCCCTGTTGTATGGGATTGGTCCATGAATATGGAATAAAAGAAGTTATTTATAGTGGTTTGATATAAGTCAAATCTATAATAATATATGAACAAAGACGTAATAAAAAGACTAAAGAACGCAGGGCTTCTATCAGAAGAAGCTCATGATTTGGGGTTTGTGTCCACAGGCAGCTATGCTTTAAATAAGATCATTTCTGGTGATTATATGAAGGGCATTCCCATTGGAATGATTTCTCAATTTCATGGAGAAGCCTCAACTGCAAAAACTGTGTTTGCCACACATATTTTAAAAGAGGCACAAAGTAAGGGTTATTACTCCATGTTAGTGGATAGTGAAAATGCATATAATCCTACTTTTGCTAAACAACTTGGAGTTGACCCAGAGCGATTAATTTACTCCACTCCTGAAACTCTGGAAGAGAGCTTTCAAGTTATGGAAGAGACTATTACCTCCATTAGAGAGGCTGATCCTGACACTCCTATTGTTATTGCATATGACAGTATTGCCGTGTCTCCCTCTAAAGCAGAGTATGAAGCGGAAAGTTATGACGGGAATAATATGCAGGGTGCGATCAGAGCAAAAGCTACTGGAGCTTGTTTGAGAAAGATCAACCCCCTCATGCGTAAGCATAAGGTTGCTCTTGTCGTAATTAATCAAATCAGAAGTAAAGTCGGAGTTATGTATGGTAACCCTGAAACTATGGCAGCAGGAGGCAAGTCTTTAGATTACTACTTGGGAGTAAATCTTAAGTGTATCTCTAACAAGACTGCGGATCTTGTGCGGGACGATAATAAACAAGTTATTGGAATCACAGGGACGGTGAGAAACACTAAGAATAAGGTATCCATTCCCTTCAGGGAGTGTGAGTTTGAGTTGATGTACGACGAGGGGCTGAACGCTTGTGCAGGGATGCTGAAGCAATTAGTCCTAGATAATGTTGTAGAGCAGAGTGGCGCATGGTACAGTTGGAACGGTGTTAAGTTCCAGCGCAAGGAGTTTGATAATAGCTTTTCGAGTGGCGAAAAGTTCACAGGACTCAGAGAAGCGGTTGGCGTGAAGACCCAACCCGCTGAAAACAAAGAGCTTACAGCGAAGTGAAAAATAGTCGCATTTTAAGTTTGCAATTCATAGATAGTGAGGTATAATATGACGATGAAAGACAAAGATGATAGCTTCTTTGGTGTGCTGAGTAACATCATAGATGAAGCGTTCTCAAAAGTGTTTACTGAAAAAACGGAAGCTCCTTCCTCTGGCTCCTCAGAGTACGCTACTATTAAAGAGTACACCGAGCAGACAGGTAAGAGATTCCGAATGAGTAAAGACCAGAAAGAGCGTGGACTTACAAGAGAAGAGGCGTTCGCAGAGTTACATTTAAACGAGAAAAAATAATTATGATTTTAACAAAAGAAGAGCATCCCGCAATTTTCGCAGAGAAAGCCGCATCCACGGTCTCCGATAAGTATACCTTTATTCCTACCACTAGGATTCTAGGAGTGTTGGAGGATCAGGGCTGGATCCCTACTAGTGCTTCACAGGTTAACTCCCATAAGGATGGCAATAAGCAGTTTGCGAAGCACCTTATCCGTTTGCGCCGTGATGAGGCTATCACGCCTGAAGTAGACAAGACGATTCCTGAGATCGTTCTGTTCAACTCTCACAATGGCAAATCTAACTATGACCTTCGCATGGGTCTTTACCGTTTCGTTTGTTCTAATGGAATGGTTGTGAGTGATGCAGAGTTCGGGTCAATTAAGATTCGTCACATGGGTTACACAGACGAGCAGGTTGTTAAAGCCTCTCAAGAGTTCATTGATAACAGCACTCGCATCATGAATGTTGTTCAAGAGTGGCAGGACGTTAAGCTGGACCGTGACCAAATGCGTTCATTCGGTCGAGAGGCTGCTAAGTTGCGATTTGAGGAGCCTGATGACCTTACAATCAACACCGTGCTACAGGCTCGTAGAAGTGATGACATGGGCTCTGATCTTTGGACTGTGTTTAACAGGACTCAGGAGAACCTTATTCAAGGTGGATTCCTAGTTACTAATGGTCGCCGCAGGAGCCGTAAGATTACCAATATTGATAAGAATATTGATATCAACACCAGCCTTTGGGATCTCGCCAGCAGCTATTCCAACAATTAGTAATTTATATCCCCACTAAGTGTACTAAATACTTAGTGGGGATAATTTATATTTATGCGGAAAAAGCATTTTTTTAGAGAGCCGATAGGCAAAGACCTTAATGGTTTGTATATTACTGCTGCACAAATGCAGTTCTTTTTGAACAGGAAGAAGGGCAATGAGCAGTTTGTAGAAGGTGATCCTGAGTTTTTTAAATACTTTTATAAATGTGCTATTTATAATATTATTTGGGATTTGCTTGAGACTGATCCTGCCTGTGCGACCTTTTTTTGGGACGAAGAGGCAGGATCTGTTGGTGTAAAGTTTCCAGAAAATGGAAAAGTAATGGAGCAACTTAAAGAAAAAAAAGTGAGTTATTATTTTAGTGATGAAGACCTACCCTAAAATGTTATGTTTTTATTTCCTGGAGTTTCTATCTTCTTCAGTAAATTTAGTTTGTGCGTTAGCAGGAAAATACCCCTCTTTCGAGTGGGGTGTTAGTTTTCTATTTGATTTAGAGCAGCATCGCATAGTTAACGAAGTAGATAAAAGAGAGGCTATTCGAAAAAAGAAAGCGGAAGACGCTTCTAAGTTAGAAAAGAAGGCCAAAGATAATGGGGAAGACGTATAAAGATAAGAGTGAATTTCTTCCATTGAAGAAATCAAAAGTTAAGAAAAATAAGCCTCTTCATGGGCTAAAAGAAGCGACTTATGCTGACAAACAGCAGGGCCGCTCCTATAATACTATGGATTTTGACGATTATGACGAAGACAATTTTGAAAAGTTTAGTAAGAAAAGGTGAGCAGCCTGTAGATACCTATAAAGACATCTATAAGTTTGAGATCTCTTGTGAAGGGATTATGAGAATGATCTCTTATTTTATTGATGGAGATAAAGGAGGTAACAAGTATGCCAACTGATTATGTTCTAAAGCGTCCTGTATTAGATCAAAATAGAATACAGAAGTACGCAAAAAAAATACTAGATGAAGCAGGTGAAGACAGAACACTTGCTTTAGATGCTTACAGATATTTTAAAGAGATGGTAGACGAGAACCCTCAAGACTCAGTAGCAAAGCAGCAGATGACTGATTGCCTTAAATTAGCACAATCATCTAAATCTAGCGCATTGAAGGTAATGGATCTTTTAATCAAGTTTGAATCAAACAACACTAAGCAGGAGGGTGCATCAAATGTATCTCTGTTTAGTAAAATTGAGCAATTAGCTAATGAAAAATAAGTGTTTTAAATTATTTTGTAAAGACCTAGATGAGATTATTTCTGTAAAAAGCTACAAGCAGGAGGAGGAGACTAACTTGTTTGAAGAGTTCAAGTCTCATTTAAGTGATGTTAAACCTGCGTACAGCGTAAACGACTACAAAAAATACTTAGTAGATTCTTTATTAGTTGACCCCAGTTCCTATTATACTTTCCTAGATAAGGAAGTAGAGGAAGAGCTAACAAAAGAAATTGTTAACGCTTTATATTCTACAGTCATAGAGGCATACCCTCATTTTGAGTTTGAGTTTATTTGTAATGAGATAAACAATGGGATTGCTTTTGACCAGATGCGTAGCTTCTTTAAAAAGCAAGCTGAAACCCTGATAGGGACTCAGCCGCAGGAAAAGAAAGGGATAACCTCTTTTGCTGATATTGTTAAACTTGCGAATGAACTTAATAAAAATGTTATTGGGCAGGAAGAGGCAGCAGAGAAGACACTAGATGCTATTAAGTTAATGGTAGCAAATATTGATTCTTTTAGCTCTCTTTTCTACATAGGACCTACTGGAGTCGGGAAGACCAAGTTAGCTAAGGTTTTAGGTAAGGGCTATTCTGGCAACTTTTTAAAGGTAAATTGCGGGGAGTATTCCTCTGCACATGACTATGCGAAATTAATCGGCGCACCTCCTGGATATGTGGGTCACTCAGACTCCAGCCTCCTAGGGGAAAAGGCCGCTATTTCTAATTCTTGGGTTATATTGTTTGATGAGATAGAGAAAGCTAATTCAAAGTTTTATGATTTTCTGCTCTCTTTGTTAGATGACGGCACTTGTACTGACAATTTAGGTAATGTGCTTGATTTCTCTCAATCTATATTCATCTTTACTACGAACGAAGGTATTCAAGCTAATCGTTTAGGAGAGACTAGAGTTGGGTTTGGAAAGGATCCTATTACTTACGAGGACAATAAAGATGAAATAATGAAATCCATTAAAAAGTCTTTTAACCCTGAGTTTTTAAATAGAGTGGACCATTTCGTATTTTTCAATCAATTGAAGGATAATGATTTAACTAAGATTGTTAAACTTGAAATGAATCATCTTCCAATTAGAAAAACTAAATCCTTGATATCCTATATAATTAGGAACTCTAATCATCAAGAGTACGGAGCAAGAAATATTTCTAAGTTTATTAAGAATAATATTGCAACCAAGATAGCAGATGCTATCCTAAAAAAGAAAGTGCCTATTGGCAACACAAAGTATTACACTTTTTCAATAAAAAATAATGAAGTGTATATTTCAAACATAGAGGAGGATACCGATGGGTGGACGAACGAGAAGACTTCGCAACATAGCTAGGAGACAACAGGGGGCTCAGACCGAGGCTCCTATTACAGAGGCTCCTGTAGAGAAAAAAGCGAAAAAAACCACAAAGAAAAAAACTAAAAAGGGTTGATTAGGCTATAATATAACCCAGATGGGCAGTAGGCCCATCATTGTTCTTTAATTCCGAGAGAGAGGGATCTACTAATTATATGTATACCCTCTCTCTCATTCTTTTTGGGCGTGTAGCTCAGAGGTTAGAGCGCGGTTCTTATAAAGCTGAGGTCGGGAGTTCAAATCTCCTCACGCCTACCACATAATCCAAGATTAGCTGATCGTGAGAGAGGCTGTCAGAACCGAAGTCTTGGGTGCAACTATTTAGGAAATTTATTTATGATTGATGATGTTAATGAGAAGTACCTTTCGAGGGTTTTAGAGAGTGCGAAGGCTGGTTTAGAGCAAGCAGATGAAGCTCTAACACAACTGGAGGCTCAGGCAGAGCAGATGGATGCTCAGAGAGAGCAGATTATTGCTCAAAAAGAGGAGATGGAAGATGCTGTTTCCGAGTTAACCGAACTTCTAGGTGTAAAGGAAGAGAACTCTGATGAAGAGTAGTGATCCTGCATATATCCCCATGATTGAAAACATCAGGGAGATGCTAAAGAATACTATCTTTGCTCACCCAGAAGATGTTTCAGCAATGGTAAAAGCATCCACACCAAAAAAGAAGAAGTGAGTTTGATCCCCGATAGCTCAGTTGGTAGAGCATTCGGCTGTTAACCGAATTGTCCGAGGTTCAAGTCCTCGTCGGGGAGCCATGCATAGTTACATATTTAGAAACAGAGAACGATTGGCAAAAATATATGGGATGGTAGCCCAATCGGCAGAGGCAATAGACTTAAAATCTATCAAGTATGGGTTCGAGTCCCATCCATCCTACCAGTACAATTTAAATTAGAATACTTACCATGAAAACAAAAAAGAATCCCCCTGTTACTTTAGGGTCTCCTCCATTTAGTCGAGAGGACTTTGTAGAGGCTTTAGGAGAGTTTGCAGGGTTATATAAAAAGAGACCTATTCAAGATAATGATGGAGGGATGAAGGCTCCTCAGATGTTCTATGCTTGGTATACAGCAAAGAGGTTACAGCCTACGGCTATCATAGAAAGTGGTGTTTGGAAAGGGCAGGGGACATGGTTCTTTGAACAAGCCTGTCCTAACGCTGTAATTGTTTGCCTTGATCCATATCCCCACTTGAGGCAGTATACCTCTAAAGTTGCTGATTACGCTGACGCTGATTTCTCACGTATTTCCTGGGAGGGTTGGCATTCTGATAGAAAGTTAGAAGTTAAGAATACTTTATGCTTTTTCGATGACCATCAGAATGCATTAGATAGGTTGCGAGTTGCTGCCCCACAAGGATTTAGACATCTTATGTTTGAAGATAATTACCCTGTTAGCCAAGGTGACTGCGTTAGCTTGAAGACTCTCTTGGAAGAAGATCAGCATGGCGGTATGGATGCTAGAGGTTATTTGAGAACATATTATGAGTTCCCCCCTCCTGTTAAGGGAGACAAGACTCGTTGGGGTGATGATTGGACTGATGAGCATTATCCTACGCATGATCCACTAATTACAGACTATACAAAAGAGTACGAAGATTACTTTGACGGGTATGAGAATTATACTTGGATTTGTTACGCTGAAATCGAACAGGAGTGACTATTATAAATCATGTACGAGTATAAAATTAAATCCATCGAGCATATCGTAGATGGTGATACATTTGATTGTATGGTGGACCTGGGATTTAGCATCCTTCATAAGATTAGAGTGAGGATGTATGGAATTAATACACCTGAAAGTAGAACACGCGATTTGGAGGAAAAGGCTAGAGGCTTAGAAAGCAAGAAGAGGCTTATTGAATTGCTAGAGCAGCATGAAGGAGACTTAATTCTTGCAACTAAAGAGAAGGGAAAGTATGGAAGGTATTTAGGTATTGTTTATCACACTAGTGATGAGTGCAAGCCAAGAGTAGATATCAACCAACAACTAATTACCGAAGGTTACGCTGTCCCTTATTTTGGGGGCAAAAGATAAGCACTCGTAGCTCAGTTGGATAGAGCAACGGACTTCTAATCCGTAGGTCATAGGTTCAAATCCTATCGAGTGTGCCATTCACAAGGCTATAATAAAATTGTGGAAACATTAGAGTTTACAATCCGCAGAGACCCTAATAAAACTAACCCAGAGGGGGTTGAGTATTGGGTATATGAAGAGGTCGTAGGAGTAAGAGAGCAAGGTCATTATCTTATATTAGTGATGCCTGATATTTCAGCTTTTATACCTAAATGGTGGATCGTAGCATTTAAAAAATTACTATAGGAGTAAAATTATGTTAGAAGTTATTGTTAACTATACAGACGGCGCAGTAGAAACTTATACTATCCTCACTTATCTTAAGGGTGAGAGGTATTGGCAACTTCTTACTGTTGACGGCACAACTGTAAGCATTCCAGATCATTCAATCAAAAAGATCGAGGTGCATCAAGTTGGTGGATCAGAAGAGGCTTGATGTTGTTTACTTGAAAATGGCCGAGGATCTTTCTACTTTGTCTCATGCAAAGAGAAGGAAAGTCGGCTGTTTGATAGTAAAGGACACACAAATTATAGCAGAGGGATACAATGGAACTCCTAGGGGGTTTGATAATAGTTGTGAATTTATTGACCATCTCGATGAGATGTACACTAAACCAGAGGTATTACACGCAGAGTCTAACGCGATCACCAAACTTGCTCGCTCTACTAATTCATCCCAAGGCTCAACACTATACGTTACTTGTAGTCCTTGTTTTGATTGTGCAAAACTTATAATTCAATCTGGTATAGAACGGGTTGTGTATAGACATATGTATACAAATAAGAATTGCATGGAAGCATTAGCCCTTCTTACTAAAGCAGGGATATCCGTAACACAGAACACACTTATGAAAGAAAATGCTTGACTCGCCGCATATTTGTGGTATAATGGGCGCATGAACATATTCGTCCTTAGTAAATATCCTCGCCTCGCAGCAGAAATGCATTGCGACAAACATTGTGTCAAGATGATCCTTGAGACTGCTCAGATGCTCTCGACTGCTCACCGTGTCTATGATACCCCACAAGCTGAGAATGTTTATAAGCAAGCTCACCTTAATCACCCTTGCACCAAATGGATACGAGAATCTGGTGCTAACTATCGCTGGGCTTGGAGGCTCTACCATGAGCTTCTAGTAGAGTTTACAAAGCGTCGAGGCAAGCACCATAAGTCTGGAGAGCTTATCCATGACCTAGCTCATACTCCTCATGGGATGCCCGAGATTGGCCTTACGCCCTTCGCCCAAGCCATGCCTGACGAATACAAGAGATCGTGCGCTGTGGAGGCTTACAGAGCCTACTACATGGGTGACAAGGCTGATATAGCTGAGTGGAACTGGGGCACTCCTGCTCCTGACTGGTTCGAAATAAAAGGGACAATTGGCTTGCAATCGGCCCAAAGCTAGGTATAATTTGCACATGATTACAAACGACCAATGGGAATTAATTGACGAGAAGTATGGAAAGCTACTCACTACGATCTGTTCTAAGATTTCAGGAGATGCGGCTATCGCAAACTTTGATGACAACTTACAGGATTTACGACTAGCCGCAATGGAGGCTGTAGCAGGGTTTGCAAGAAAAGAGGATAAGCCTTTTGAAGAGTTTTTTGATACTCTAGGATTCCATAAATACATTAAAACGTGCTTATGGAATCTAAAGAATAAAAAAGGATCAAGAATTACTAAGAGGTATAATATCAACAAGAACACAGTAGATATTACTGAGTATTCTGAGATACTGGTAGCTGAGAATCACGATACATCCACCACTTCTTTGGACTTTGTTTTAGGTGATGCAGTATCTAAATTCAATGAAGATCAGTTGGGCGCAATTAAATTAGTGATGGACAATCCTCATTATGTAAAGCCTAACGGTAAAGTTAATGTTAGGAGGCTTTCCGAAGAGTTAGGATACTGTGCTGCAAAAACCAGAAAAGTATTGGATGGTATAAAGACACAGTTAAGTTTGGATATTTAAAAAGGAGAAGTAATGGAAGATCTAAGAAAGAAGAGAGATGAACTACAGAAGAAGTATGAGCGAATGATGGATGCTCATACTAAGAAGTCTCACATCAGTAGTGAGGGAGCGCACATGGACTCTGCGAATGCCATTAAGGCTATTTACGCTGAGATTTTTGAGCTTTCTGAGAAGATAGGAGATCCTGTTCCTGTGTGGTTCTGATGCCTATTGAATCTTTTATTCACCATACAGCAAAGTGTATGCTTGGGGTTAAAGAGCTTAACCTTGATTTGCGTAACTACTTAGATGACATCGAGATGTATGCAAACTTCGTTGACGGTAGTATTGCATCTCGTCAGGTCGTTGCTGTTGCTTTGGCCTCGTATAGAAGGTTTAGACTTGTGGAGAAGGCTTTGGACAAGATTGATTGGAATAAACTAAGGGAGAGAGATGAGTAAGTTCGCAAACATAGGTAATAAAGTTGGAAAATTGGTATCTGATAAGCAACGTGCTTACGGTGATTCTTTTGGTCGTAGTGGTGAATGTCTGCGACAGATGTTTCCCGAAGGCATCAAGCCCAATCAGTATGATGATTTGCTCACTATCGCTAGGATTCTTGACAAATTGTTTCGGATTGCTAATAATCCTACTGCTTTTGACGAGAATCCCTATCAGGATATTGTGGGCTACGGATTGCTCGGAATGAACCGTCATAACTCTGGTAATAATAAGGACTTAGACAGCCATGCTGAATCAAATATTTCCTAACTATGGCTTGCATTTGAGCCATTATACTGTATAATAGGGGCATGAGCAAGACAAACGAGCAAATACTTCGAGAGAAGTGGCCTGAGAGGGCACAGAAGGCAGCGAATGGTAGCCGTAAGGAAGCCATTTACCTGATGTGCATTAACTGTATCGGATCAGCACAAGAAGCAAGGAAGTGTGAGGCAGTAGAGTGTTTCCTACATCCTTACAGACCTGGAAATAAAGGCGATGAGTAAACTTAGGAATGGCAAGCTGAACCATGGTGATCGTGTTGAGGTCTACCGCAACCTCCACAATGGCACTCACTCTATTCGTAGGAATGGTAAGGTAGTAAAGCACCTTCAACACCATCAGAGCATCTTCCTGAAAGATGTTAAGTTCGCTGTGCAACCTGCTGGTAGAGAAAAGGTTCGGCGTGAAGGTAGGAAGAATGTCCACGCATTTGTTAGAGGGACAGTAATCATGCCTTCAACCATGAACTGCACTACTGATGAGTTCAAGGATAAGATGCCTTATTGCGTTCAGTACAACCCTTACCATACGGATCACTTCGGATGCTATATGCTTACTGGTGAAACTGATAAGAAGGGTCGCCCTTGCAATGCTTGGACACACATTTACGAAGCTAAACTCGCAACCTTTACAGGAGGATACCTTTATGCCGCAATCTAATATACCCGAACGAACCTTACTAGAAAGAGAGAAGTCTCGCCTTCATGATAGGATGCTTAATAGGTGGATGGATCTATGTGATGCCGTGAGTGCATTTCACGCACTAGAAG